TGAAACGCTGGCATGGATCGATGAAAACATCAACGTCTATGAAGTGCTGATGCCCGGAAATCGTAGCATGCTCAGCAACGACTTCACACAGATCAATGACATGGGATACGGACTGCTGGCTACTAACGGTGGCCTGACTGAAGCTGTATCTATGTTTACCTACTACTGTTACATCTCGTACTATTCATTAAACGGAGCGCAGATAAGATCAGTGGGCGGTTCTTCCGCACAAGGTGTATATGCGCTAGTGGCGGAAGGGTCCGATCCTCTGGAAGTACCTACACCGGTCAATCTTTATTATGACTTGGCGCAGGGTGCTAATTGCTATTTCCCCAGCGGCCTATATGCCAACATAACCGGTGGTCTAGAAATCTTCGTAACCAATTACACTCATGTTCCGTTGTTCAATGGCGAACTGGAAGTAGACCACGGATATCTGTTGTTCCGGTACACTATCCGCCAGGTAGCTGTAGGAGGAGATCTACCCGCAGGTGTCGCCAGACTTACTCTAGCATCCAGTGACGGTGATGGATTATTTGCTGTGGTCCCGGATGGAACGCCACTTACTATAAGGCAAAACAGCCAAGTGGTGCTAACAGGCGACATCGTAGAAGTGGCTACAAGACCCAGCACAGGTCTCGTGTTGCGAGAATCTCCCGAAGTCTACAGAGTTTTGCAATTTTCTGTGTATACTGATCCCGCCGGCGCTAGAACAGTGACTATATCAAATTCCTCACCGGCAACCATAACCAGAACAGCGCATGGATTGAGACCGAACTATCAGATTGAATTTACTACAACTGGCACGTTGCCTTCGGGGATTAACACTAGCGATACCTATTATGTTTTACCAGATAATTTTACCGAAGACAGTTTCACGATCAGTCTCAATAAAAACGGTGCGGCTGTTTCAACTACCACGGCAGGCTCTGGTGTACACAGCTACATCGTTTTTGGACTTGCTAGAACTGATCTAAGAGAAAATTACAACTATATCGATCTTACTGTCTGGTCGGCACAGCCTTATACTACCACTGCTATAACCTGTACTATTTCTGTGGCAGCACCCGCAGTCATCACTACCGGTTCATCACATGGATTTGTCAATGGCGATGTCATAAGATTTTCTGTATCGCCCGGAGGATCATTACCAGACGGGCTGAGCGCTACCAGACACTATTTCGTGGCCAACGTACCAGGAGCTACGACTTTCACCGTAGATACGGAAATAGGTGATTCGAATGAAGCAGAGACTACCACTGCAGGTAGCGGAACTTTTTCTGTTCAGTTAGTGGTGGGCAGAGTCGGCGACGATCAATTCGCCGTGGTCCCAGTAGGCCCAGAAGATGAAGTTCGTATGCTGCAGACTAAATTGGTTTTCCAAGCCCGAGAATATGTTATCATAGGCTATGATAATGAAGTGATAACCAACGAACCGTATGCACTGTTGAGGATATCTCCGCCATTGCAGGACAGCGTGATTCAATTCAATACTCTGCCTACGCTGAAGTCGGCGGTGGCCAAAGGTGAGACGGGCACGCTGACCGTACGCATCTCGCTGACTAGGGTGACCAGCCACGATCTTCTAGACATTGGCACAGGATCTTACGCGGATACGAACTATCCTAACGAGATATACGGTCCTCCCGTGAACTCAATTAACCCCGCTACTGAAACCGAAGAAAGGACAGTGGGACGAGTGTTTTACGTGACCACAGATCAATTCGGTAATTTTAATGTAGGACCATACTTTAGAGTAGACCAAGGTACTGGTACCGTGACATTTTCAGCAGCTATCGCTCTTTCAAACTTAGATGGAATTGGATTCAAACGGGGTGTCCCTATCTCTGAATTTTCTACAGACAGTGGTTTCTCGGACAATGCCACTGATACTGTTCCTACAGAAAACGCCACACGCATCTATATAGAAAGAAGGCTGGGTCTTACTCATAATGGCGCCGTGGTGGGATCGGGATCGCTGATACCGTCTGTCACAGGTGGTTACATGGCTCTTGACGGACAATTGGCCATGAAAGGGGACATGAATCTTGCCAATTACAAGATCTTTAACCTTGCCGATCCGTCTAATCCTCAAGATGCTGTGAATCTTCGAAGCCTAATCTGGAATAATTGGCAAGATGCTGATTTCGTGGATATAAATTCTGCCGATATACTGACTTTCACAGGTGCGGGTGATATAGTACAAAACTCTAGGGTAGTAGGTGATTTGACCTTTAGCATAGACAGCACTGCACATACTGTAGATGCGCAGATCAATCCGGGTGTTATAATCAATGCAGACGTTAATGCTACTGCGGCTATCGCGCAGAGCAAGCTGGCCATGAACGCTGCCACTACCAGAGTGAATGCCACAGGTATCGCGCAGGCTGATCTAGGATTAGCCAGCTTTGATGATGCTAGATTTACTATTACCAACGGATGGGTAACTCTAAAGACCAATGGTACTCCGCTGACCGCGATAGCACAGATACCCACAGACACTGTGCTTGGTAACTCAACGTCTACGACTGGTAATGTCACAGCGGTCACATTCGCCACTGTTGTAGACGAAGGTAAAGCTCTAAAGAAATCTAATTTTACCGCTGTAGGATTCATAAGACGTAAAAATGCTTCTAGTTTCGATGGAGATACAGGCATAGGATTAACCGACAGCTATGAGATAATAGATGCCGATGCCAATAACACGGCCAGCACACTAGTTAGGAGAGACAGCAGTGGAGATTTCGCAGCCAGGGTAATTTCAGGTAACCAGTTCAAAGTAGATACTAGGATATTAGCGGATACAACTACATCAGGCGGTGGCGGCGTCATACAGCTTTACAGTTATCTCGGTCAAGCGGCGATACTACTAGGCGACGGTAGTTTGTCAACAGATAAAAGAAATTTTTATGACAATGAAGGTCACATTTTCCGTCCCCAGAACGGAGTGGGAAATGCGCCTATAACCTGTTCTACGATAAATGCCAGCGCTATCACAGGTACGGGATCACCTAGCACTGTGATGACAGGTACATTTACTTTGGCCTCCGGATCCACGCTGCAGGCCACATATGCTGACCTGGCAGAGTACTACAGCAGCGATAGAGAATACGAAGTAGGTACGGTACTGATCTTTGGAGGAGAACAAGAAGTCACTGCTGGTCATAGGCAGGCCGATCATAGAGTCGCAGGTGTAGTCAGTGCCGATGCTGCCCTTATCATGAACGAAAACTGTGCTGGACTCAAAGTATTGATAGCACTACAGGGGCGTGTACCTTGCAAGGTGGTAGGCAAGATCAGCAAAGGAGATTTAATGATAACATCCAACATCACAGGAGTCGCTGTCAGTGCAGGCGGTGATGCTAGAACTGGCACTATTATAGGCAAAGCGCTTGAAGAATACGATTCAGATCATATAGGCACGATAGAAGTTGCCGTAGGAAGAACATAATGAGCATACCTCGTAACATAGATCCAGGCGCAGCACCTTTACTATGGAGCACCATAGAGCAGGCGTTCAGAGACATAAATCAAAACTTTACCGAAATCTATGCCACTATAGCAGACGACGGCAGCACTCAGGTAGTAGACTTTACCAACCTATCCACAGATGTAAGTCCTAGCCTCACTGAAATCTATGATCTGGGAGCTCCTACTAGGAGATGGAAAGATCTTTATCTCGGGGGCAGCAGCCTATACTTAGGCGATGCCGTGATAACAGCCACTGGTACCAGCGTCAATCTTCCTGCGGGATCAACAATAGCAGGCAGTGTTTTAGATAATGAATATTTCAAAACCATTGCTGTAGCCGGACAATCTGATATCGTAGCAGACGCCGGCGGCGAAGATATATTGACGGTAGTCGCCGGTAATTCGGGAATCTCGCTGACCACTAATGCCACTACCGATACACTCACCATCACCAACAGTGGTGTGATCGGTGCGGTTGCAGGCCCTGGCATGTCTGTGTCCGCTGCCACTGGCACTGTTACCTTTACAAACTCAGGGGTAACCAGTTTAACTGCCGGACAAGGTGTTTCACTTAATTCCAGCACTGGCAGTATAACAGTAACCAACTCGGGTCTGATTGGTATCGACCCCGGTATTGGCATCACTGTCAGCGCTGTAGATCCCATTACTGGTTTGGTCACAGTTACTAACAGCCAACCTAACATTCCACAGAATGTCTTTAATACCATCGCTGTACCCACACAGAGCGATGTGGTCGCAGACAGCACTACGGATACATTGACCATCCAAACCAGTGGAAACGGTTTATCCATAACCACAGACTCTTCCACAGATACCATAACATTCGCCAACACCGGTGTACACAGCCTAGCGGTGGGAAATGGCCTGACTGCCAGCGCAGGCACAGGCAGTATCAATCTAACACTAGACGCTACACTGTCAAGAAATATCGTAGGTGACATCGTGGGTTCGGTTTTTAGTGATAATAGTTCGTTGATAGTCGATGCTGTTGACAATAAGGTATTTGCCAGCGGAGGATTCTTCGGTAATGTCACAGGTAATGTCACAGGCAACGCTGATTCAGCCACTGTGGCTACCACAGTTACCCTTGTTGCTACAGAAGCCGTAGCGGGAACATATTATTTGACTTTTGTGGATACGACTACCGGAAATGAAAACATCCGGACCGATTCTGGATTAAACTATAATCCGAATACCAACACACTGACCACGGGCACATTTGTCGGCGACCTAACTGGCACAGTGACCGGCAATGTTTTCACTTCTTTAATTGACAGCAGCGATTCTTCTGCAATCACAGTAACGCCTCCGGTGATTTTCAGCACAGATGTCACTTTTGAAAATGATCTCACTGTAGCAGAACGGCTTACGGTCAAAGGCGGTAGAGTGATCAATCTCACAGAACTTAAAGCGGTAGTGGCAGCCAGCGCTGATTTCGCTGACTTCAAAACAAGAATAGCAGCATTAACATAACGGAGCGGACAATGGCTATACAATCAATCAACATAGGCAACGCAGTCAACGATGGATTAGGTGATGATCTACGCACCGCGTTCCAAAAAGTCAACGCTAACTTCACTGACCTTAATGCTTCATTAACCATAACTGCCAGTAATCTCGGCACAGCAGGCGAAGGCGTGTTCAAGGAAAAAACAGGCACAGATCTCAAATTCCGGAGACTGTTGGCAGGTACTAAAATTACTCTGGACAGTTTCACGGATTCTATCAGAATTAATTCCAGCCAACCTGATGCGTTTACATCTATAACCACCAATGGTGGCGAGATCGTCGCCAGCAATACAACAGATTCTGCCACTAACACCTTGGCCATCACCATACAAGGTGCCGCACAGTATACCGCTCCAACGATTGGGCAGACTGGCAGGAACATCCGTGTGACCAAAACCGCTAACAAAGTGATATCCATAGACACTGTGCTTGATCTCAATCAGATACTGTTAAGCTATGATTTTGGTAACATCACCAGCGACTTTGATCATCCCATACAACTGGCTTTGGCCGCTGCGAACATAGATTTCGGAACACTGACTGCACCTGGAAGATTGAGCCTAGATCTGGGCAGTATCTAAGGAATACCGATGACCGTAACTTGGCTTACACCGGCCGGAGATCTAGGCACGCTGACAGAGAGGATAATAACCGAAATAGTGCTACAGGCCACCTCCGATCTCGGACCTATCACATTTAGTCTGATCGCAGGCAACTTACCCAGGGGTATTCGCCTGACCGCAAACGTGATCAAAGGCGGTCCTACTGAAGTCAACAAATACACTGTGAGCAGATTCGTTATCAGAGCATCGGATGGCACTGATATAGAAGATCGCACCTTTTCTATTGCCGTGGATGGTTCGGATCTGCCAGAATGGTTGACCCCGGAAGGTTTCTTGAACGTTGGCCAAGGTGAAAACTATTTCGTGCTAGACAATGCACAGGTAGATTTCCAGCTTGAAGCTGTAGACACCGACGAAATCATAGGCGATGTCCTAGAATATTATTTGGTGCCTAATGGCGGAGAATTACCTCCGGGGCTAAGCCTATCTCGAGATGGTAAGATATCTGGGTTTACAGATCCTATCTTTTCTGTAGAATTTTCCAGCACAGTCACCGGTGCCTATGATACTGGAGCCTACGACATACTGCCTCTAGACAAGCCAGAAGCTAGATCAAATGGATTCGATTCTTTTTTCTATGACAATGTCACTTTTGATTTTTCCGAGGACGCAAGGGTTCCTAGGAGACTTAGCAGATTTTACAGCTTCGTAGTCGCTGTCACTGATGGTGTCAACGAAGTGCGTAGATTATTCAGGATATGGGTAGTAACTGAAGAATTCCTACAGGCAGACAACAGCATCGTGCAGGTGGATACTAATCTATTCAGATCAGACAACTCTGGCGACAGGGTTCCTATATGGATTACAGAGAGTTACCTAGGAAGGATAAGAGCAGACAATTATGTCACAGTATACCTAGACGTGTATGATCCTCCAAGCCTCAGTGGTGCTATAACCTATTTCTTATTAGACACTAATCCGGACGATGACAGTGCCAGTGTGCTGCCTCCAGGAATGGCATTAGATTCGACTACTGGAGAAATTGCAGGTAGAGTTGGCTATCAGGCCGCAGTTACAGAAAATTATAAATTCACTATACGAGCCGTGAATTTTCCTGTCAGCATCAGCAGCAGTGAACTAAATTACAGAGGATCTTGGTTGTCCACAAATATCTATAATCCCAACGACACTGTGGAATATCTAGGTTTGATCTATGTCTGCGTACAGATCCATAGAAACCAAGTGCCTGGTATCGCTGTGGATTTTTGGGAACAGGCCACATCAAACATAGAAAAGACCTTTAACATTGACATCATCGGAGAGATAGATGGTGCCATAGCCTGGATCTCTGACAAGTTCGTAGGAGAAATAAAACCGAATCAACCTAGTACATTGTTCGTGCAGGCCCAGAGCCTGATGTACGGAGGTAGAGTGTCATATCAGTTATTATCAGGACAGCTGCCTCCAGGGTTAGAACTACTAGGTACGGGAGTGATACAGGGCAAGGTCCGCCAGTTCGCAGACAACGATAATCTCGGTTTAACCAGATTTTTTGAGAGAGACAGCAGCATCACTGATTCCACAGGTTCTTTCGATTTCGTCATCTCATTTGATGACAATACCACCAGCTTTGACAAACTCTACGAGTTTACCGTGAGAGCTCGCGATGCGGCCAATTTCGCCGAAGTAGATAAAGTATTCCAGATACGGGTAGTAGCGGACAATACCAAAACTTTTGCCAATCTATATCTCAAGGCTTTTCAGAGCAAAAATAAAAGATTAGAATGGTTCAATTTCATAACCGATGCTAATATTTTCCGGGCGGATGAGATATACAGATACGGTGATCCCAACTTTGGTGTACAGAACGAATTAAAAATACTTCTTTATGCAGGAATAGAAAGCCTAGAAGCCTACAGATATGTGCAGGCCATGAGCAGGAACCATTATAGAAAACGCATAAGATTTGGTGAAGTGAGGTATGCCAAAGCCAAGGATCTTGTTACACAAGATGTTATATACGAATTAATCTATGTAGATATCATAGACGAATTTGAAAAAAATGGCAAAAGCATCGGTAATGAACTAGCCCTGCCCGATTTAATCCAGAGCAAGGTCTTGGTCAGCTATGATGCTGTCAAAATCGACAGCGATATACCATTGGCCAGCGACAGCGATCATCAGAGGATATTTCCTAACAGTTTCAAAAACATGAGAGCTAGAATTAAAGATCTAGGTGAAAGGGACAGGGAATTCCTGCCTCTATGGATGCGCAGCATACAGGATGGCGGGATAGCGGAAACTGGCTACGTGAAAGCGTTACCGTTGTGCTATGCTCTACCTGGATATTCCGAAGCCATTATTTCTAGAATCAAAGCCGCTGGCTACGATTTTAAAACCATAGATTTTTTAGTCGATCGTTATCTGATCGATGTACTCAACGGTGAGATCGAGAATAAATATCTTGCCTTTCCACAGCGCGGAGAAAAATTACCATGAGCAGCAACATAAACTATTTGACCATAAACGAAAACTTTCCTGTAGCAGGACAGGACAATGACACGCAGGTGTTCCGAGACAATTTCGACAGCATCAAAACCAACTTTAGATTCGCACAAGAAGAAATCGACGATTTACAAGATAACACGGCGAAACTGAACGAAGACAATGATTTCGCCAATAAAATAATCCAACGAGCAGTGTTCCAAAATAATCTAGATAGGCGAGTTGATGCAGGTGCTGTAACCGCTAGCCCTACTACTATTGATTTTGAAAATGGACCTTATCAGATATTCCGCGTAGGAGCCAACATCAACATGGATTTCCTAAACTTTCCTACCAATGCCAATCCGTTAGTGACCGCAGGCGTCGGTAAGGTCACTCTGGAACTTTATGGAGATGGCAGCGCCAGAAACATAACATTCGTGACTTCCGGCGGTACCGTGCTGAAAAAAAGCAGCGGATTTCCGGCACCATTGACAGTGACCAGCACCGATGATCCTATTTTCATCGAAGTTTGGCAACACGAATCAGATAACATTTTCCTGAGATATTTAGGACAATTTAGCTGATGCTGCATCCTTTGACCCAAGATCTGTCTCAGCTTAAAGACACGGAGATCGAAGAAAAGGTCAACGAATTGACAAAAAAATATTTTCAAGCCAGCCGTTTAGGCAATGCAGAACTCTTGACACAGCTCTCAACTTTCATTACAATATATAAAGAGGAGATGGGTCAAAGGCTCAGAGCCAAGACTCAAGGCACGATGGATGGTGATCTTGATCAATTAATAAATGTTGACTGAACAAACTCTGGCAGACGCGGTGATCTCGCATGGCGTCGATATCCTAAATAAATGTCTGGCCGACCCCAATGATGTCAAAAAGTACCTGGAAAGAATCTATCAAGAACGACTGGATTATCCTGTGCCCAAAGATCGAATCGATCCAGAAAAATGGTTCATACCAGAGCACTATAAAAAAATAGATATCGAAGAGTTACTGATCTCTCAATGCCCTAGAGAAAATCTCGAAAGGCTACAGGTAGAATTATCTCTGTATCGGAAAAACAATATGATTTCTGTGCTTAAGGCCATGAAATATGTAGTAGATACACTTAGGGCTAATGACATAGTATGGGGTGTGGGGCGAGGATCTAGTGTTGCCAGTTATGCGCTCTTTTTGATAGGGGTGCATAAGATAGATCCGGTTAAATATGATCTACCAATAGAAGAATTCTTCAAAGGAGAACAAAATGGGTAAACTCTATACCACTATGAGAGGTAAGCAATTAGACATGGAACAGCTCAATCTCAAACACGAAGCCGTTCCTGCTGTGGGCAATATGAAGGTCAATGCCAGAGGTGATCAACTAGGAAGAGGAGGCCAGGTGGTTAAAACACGCGAGCAGATCCTTGCAGACTATTACAAAAACAATCCCCGTGCTATCAAAGAAGAAATCGTTGATAGAAAGGGCAAAAAATGAGCTATGATCCGATCAAAGGTCGCGTAAGACCTTTGCACGATGATGTTCTTGTCTGCGACATGGATATGGGAGAGATGGTGACGGATTCCGGAATCGTGATTCGCAGCGATGACGGAAAGGCGCACGGAGTGAAACCTAGATGGGCCCGTGTTTATAAGATAGGCCCGGAACAAAAGGACATCAAAGAAGGCGAATGGATACTGATCGAGCACGGGCGATGGACTAGAAAAATTTCTATTGACGACGGCGAAAGCGTCAAAGAAGTGCAGAAAGTAGAATTAAAATCAATCCTCGCAACCGCAGACGAGAGACCCAACGACTTTTATATCGGAAAAGAATTCGGCCACGGATCTACAGCATCCTTCAGCCCAGGCCAGTTCATGTAATGCATCTCAAGAAAAAAAATTGGGACGTGGGGCAGATCACTTCTCAGATCTATACAATGGCTAGAGAATGCTCGAGCCCCTACAACGATGGATATACCAGTTTCGAAGTCAAGAAAGATCTATATTTAATTCAACAGATCCTAGATCAAGCGATCAGAAACTGTCCGACTTTTTCCGGTGAACGAGAGTGGTTGACCGAGCAAGAACAAAAGCGTATAATTAAACACTTAAAGTCTTAAGGAGACAGCAATGACCAATCCTTTTGCCGATCAAGCAAAATTTATGTACGCCTGCGATCAATCTGTCGGGCAAGCCAATGAAGTTCAGTACCTCATGTACACCGGTCTGGTCAAAGAAGAGATCGCAGAGTTTCTGGCGGCATTCCACAAGAATGACAAAGTGGAAGAACTAGATGCGCTGATTGATATCTTGGTAGTTACTATCGGTGCTATTCACAGCATGGGAGCAGATGCAGAAGGCGCTTGGAATGAAGTGATGCGCACAAACTTGGCTAAGATCAATCCGGAAACTAAAAAAGTAATTAAACGTGGAGATGGCAAAGTTCTCAAACCGGAAGGATGGCAGTCGCCAAACCTCAAACCTTTTCTCAGTTTAGAAAATAGCATATTAAAACAGGGTTATGAACAATGAAAATAGGATTTACCTGTTCAACTTTTGATCTTTTCCACGCTGGGCATATCATGATGCTCAAAGAAGCTAAAACCAAGTGTGATTATCTTATCGTCGGTCTACAAACAGATCCCACCTTAGATAGAGATTGGAAAAACAAACCAGTTCAAAGCGTGTTTGAAAGATTTGTTCAACTACAGGCCTGTAAGTATGTAGACGAGATCGTCCCATATGCTACAGAAAAAGAACTCTTAGACATATTGCAATCTTATCCTATAGATGTTAGAATATTAGGAGAGGAGTATATTGACAAACAATTTACCGGTCACGAATTATCGATGGGCAAACATTTTAACAGAAGGCGGCATAGTTTTTCCACTACAGAACTAAGACAACGAGTGGTCGACGCAGAGGCTAAAAAATGAAAGAATTATGGGTAGAAAAACACAGACCTAAAAAAATAGATGGTTACGTATTTAGAGATGATCATCAACGCAAACAAATAGAAACGTGGATCAAAGATCGTAGCATTCCGCATCTATTGCTAAGTGGCAATGCTGGAATCGGCAAAACCACATTAGCTAAAATATTGATAAACGAAATCGGTATCGAGGACTATGATGTATTAGAAATCAATGCATCACGCACAAACTCTGTAGACGATGTCCGAGATAAAATTACAAACTTCGTCCAGATGATTCCGTTTGGACCTTTCAAGGTGGTGCTATTAGATGAAGCTGATTATCTTAGTCCGAACGCTCAGGCAGCGTTACGTGGGGTCATGGAAGAGTATCATGCAACTGCTCGTTTCATCCTCACCTGTAACTACCCTAATCGTATTATCCCTGCTATACACTCACGATGTCAAGGATTTCACGTTGAGCGAACGGATCTTACTGAGTTTACCGCTCGTGTTGCTACTATCCTTGTTGATGAAGCTATTGATTTCGATCTCGAAACGCTGGATAGCTATGTCAAAGTGACCTATCCCGATCTGCGCAAATGTATTAATCTTGTACAGCAGAACGTCAACGAAGGCAAGCTGGCTGCACCTAACAAAGGCGACCAAGGAGAAGCAGACTGGAAGTTTGACATGGTCGAACTTTTTACAGCAGGCAAGATCACAGAAGCACGTAAAATGTTATGTGGTAAGATACGTGCTGAAGAGATAGAGGAAGTATATCGCTGGTTATATGATAATCTTGGAATTTTTGGCTCAGAGGAAAATCAGGATAAGGCTATTCTGATCATCAAAGCAGGCCTGGTAGATCACACGCTGATCGCAGATCCGGAAATCAACCTCGCGGCAACCTTGGTTAAACTAGCCAAATTGTTATAGATCCGGGGCTATCCCGGATCTAGTGTCAATCGTCTTTGTAGATGGCTAGTATTTCTTTTACGGCATCGTGGCGCTCAACATCACCTACGGTGAAGTGGCAGACATCGACGTAACGGTGATTATTAAAGTCATTATATAACCCAAGGAATTCGAGCAGGCCATTATTGCTTGGTCTATCCGCCTGCTGTAGATCACCTGTGACTACCATGTGCGATCCTTGTCCTAGTCTAGTCAATAACATCTTCATTTGGCTGGGAGTAGCATTCTGCATTTCATCGGCTATGATAACAGAATCCTTAAAAGTTCTTCCTCGCATATAAGCCAGAGGGCTGATCTCTATGACTCCTTCCTTGACCATGTGTTCTATCTCTCTAGCCGAGTAGTTTTCTGCGAATACATCCATTATAGGCTTGGTCCAGGGTTCCATCTTTTGATTTAGATCACCTGGTAAGAATCCGTGTTGTTCGTCCACGCTGACCGCTGGCCTGGTAATCACGATTTTAGTGATATCTCCAAAATTCAACTGTTCGATAGCCCATTGCACAGCCAGCATGGTTTTGCCCGTACCCGCGGGACCGATAGCAAAAACTATCATCTTGCTAGGATCGTTTAGTTTAAGAAGGTAATTTTCTTGGCTGAGATTTTTGGGATATATCTGGACGTGGCGTCTTTTTCTGTGGAGTTTTTGATCGATATTTATTACATTGGTGTCAAATTGTGGAACATACTGCTGATTTTGATGTTGTTGCACTCTTTTACGCTTCATATAAGGTTAGCCCTCCTGTTAGTGTTAGGCACGGACCCTAGACCGTTGCGCCCGTACCGAGCACATGAGTATTTAACAATGACGACAAAAAGATATCAGTTATGTAACAAAAACGGGCTAAATACAGTGAGAGGAAGATCATGGCGGATATCAAAGATATTATCAATAACATAGAACAGATATATGGTTCTAACAACAGCCTTCAGCTGTTGAAAGATTTCGAACGTGTCATAGACGAATTAGATATCTATGTCTACGATAACTGGATCGACGGAGAACTCCTAGAAGGCCCTATAGAAAGTCGTTACTACGTGACCTGCACATTCATGTGGCCAAAAGAGGACATGCCCGAACCCAAAGGCGGTTTGAGACTCTTGGAATATGGTTGCCGTGTTCAGTTCGCTGAGAGCCAGATCGCCAAGGTCCGCAAGATCAAGACACCAGACGACATAAGACCAGGGACTAGGAAGGGCAAGATCGATCACGATGACATATGGATGATCAAGATCTCCATGCCTAAAAAACTCATGCATGATATCAACAGAGGATATCGTGATCTAGACAAGAATAAGATAGAAGATATAATCAACAAAAATGCTGTGGTCAACGCTACATTAGATCCAGCAGAACAACAATCACAGGAGATGGCCGGTGAGCAACCAGCAGCTTGATGAGGGTCTGAGACCGTTAGACCTCAAAGAAATGATATATCCAAATCTAGAAATAGATAAGTATCGCTCAAAGATGGGCGAAGATCGTGATGTCTGTGTGTTAACTTTCCGTGTCAAGGATCGAGCACCTGCTAAAGATCTTATGGAGTTTATCGAGAAAGGATTCCATTTCGTCCTTGATTCGGATGTCAGCTCAGGCGAAAATGATCGAGGAGATTACTTCGTGTTCGTAGAAATAGAGAGATCTCCTAAACTGGCGGAACAGATCAAAGACATCACACAGAGTGTAGAAAAATTGACCGCACTGTCAGAATGGCAGTTCAAGTATCACAAGAATCAAAAAACCTACGAATTGTCGGAAGAAACGCTGTCATCAGTGGTTCCAAAATCCGCAGGCGAATACGACGGACTAATAAAAAAAATCAAGACAGAAAGTGTCAAAAGTTTTTTCAGCAAAACTCTCATGGACGATCTCACCGTAGACGGTGACCTGATAACCATCTACAAACCGTTTGATAAAAAGATACAGCTGAAGTGGCTGTCGGAAAACGATCCCCAGGCGGTGATAGAAGGTGCCACGGACATAGATACGGAATCTACCGCTGAGATTTTTTGGTTGACCAAGGTTTTAGGCGATTATAACATAAGTAAATTTGGAGACAAATTTTTATTCACCAACGGCGACAGAGCCATGATATTACAAAGGACCGAACTATGAGTTTCACATTCGAATTCAAAAAAGAACACCTAGCAGAATTGATAGAAAAAAATCCCTACACAGACTATTGGTATAACGCACTATGCGAAATATTACCCGTGTATGAAATCAACACTCCAGAGCGTGTGGCAGCTTGGCTAGCGCAGTGCGCACATGAAAGTGGCTACTTCCGTTTTCTCAAAGAGAATCTAAACTATCGTGCGGAAAGTCTTCTTAAAACTTTTCCCAAGTATTTTAAAACATTAGAAGAAGCCAAGCAGTACGAAAAGCAGCCAGAGAAGATTGCCAACAGAGTCTATGCTAACCGCATGGGCAACGGTGATGAAGCTTCGGGCGATGGTTTCCGTTATCTAGGTCGAGGACTGATCCAGCTCACAGG